TAGGTTGGCTCTCAGGCGAGGTCGGGAGGAGTAGCATTGGCTGAATGGCTCGCCAGCGGTAGGTCTGCGGACCTTTAAAGGAGCAAGCGCGTGCCGGTAGCCGACATTCCGCAGGGCCTAAGGCATGTCCGCTTTTATCCTCAGAAGCGGACATCGGAGCCGTTTTCCGTCGCGTCAGCTAAGGGGCCAAAGGCGGAAGTCCTTTCAAGGTCCTTTGGGCTGGCAAATGGTCATTGACGATCACGTTACCGGGTAGCGTAAATTGCGCTCCGTACAATCAGATTTGTCGTAAACGAAAGACCGCCCACGGGTGAGATAGTGAAAGATGGCATCCGGAGAGCGCGGCAGCGCCACGCTCCAGGGGCGGCCGAACTCGTAGTGGAAGATCACGGTTCCTTTCAGATGAACGCGATCGAGCACGTGGGATTTCCGCTATCGGCTCTGGCCCTTTTAGTCTCTGCGGACAGTCCGTGTCTCTAGTGGCGATTTTGGCTGCCAGCGAGCACATCGTGTCCGTAGATGGTGTAGCTCGCAGGATCGCTTTGCAGCCCTGCGCCGGTTTAATTCGAGGGCCGGCGAGGAAAAAGTTCATGGGACACCCTAAGGGTTGTCAGCAGCCTAAGGGTTGTCAGCAGCGCCTACAGTCTAGCACCTTCCGAAGACCGATTGTGGCTAGTGCCGTTGACTTGAAGGGCGCCGCAGATTTACACCATCGTTCAACGTATGCCGGTCGAGGCGGACAGACGTCTTAGATATCGCATCAAGTCTGACAAGATAGAGCGTGTAGTGACGGAAGACGAGCTTTCGTAAGGCGCCGTCACTGGTAAAGGTTAGGGAAAACGCATGCTAAATGATCGAGACAATATCCTGAGCGCTCTGCACGAAAGGGCGCTCAAGGTTCGTGAGATCATGAGACGAGCCAATGTCGTGAACGAAGAAGCTTGCCAATCTCTCCTGCTGAAAATGCGAGACGAGGGCGTTGTGAAATTCGATATTCATAGCGGCCGATGGCATCTTGGATGAAAACCAGCTGGCGCGGCCGTTCATTCCCTTTCTGGACGGCTGGTGCGGCGCCTAAGCCGAGCCGTGTTTCCTAAAAGCATCAACCGAGATCGAAGTCAGGTTCATGGACCGCAAACCCTTTGACTGTGCAAAGGGACAGTCGTTCCTTTCGAGCAGGGGCTCGCGATAGGTGTATCATGCGGGATGAATTTGCTTCCAAAAGCTTCCTGGTCGTGGAACGTTTCCTCGCCGTGATCGGCGTTGTCATGCTTTGCTCTGACTGATCTTTAATTGCGCTTCGCCTCGTCGCCAGCCTGCGTAACGGGCCTGAAGTCAGGTCGGTCAGTGGCTTGCCTTTGGCACCTCATGCGTTTTTTAGTCACAGGAACCGACGTTTCGGGCCGTATCGTCCTTCGGCGTGAAACAGCCGAAGCGGCTCGGAAAAAGGCGGCAGAACTGGCTGAAGACGGCTGCCATGACATCTCGATTACGGCGCCGGACGGGCGGCGATACCGACCGCAGGCGTTCGACCAGATTCCACCGGATGGCTTAGCGTGATGGATTGGCAGCGGGAGCTTGACGAACTGATTCAGCGAACAATGGCGTCTGCAAAGGACGTCGAGCCTAACCAATCTCGGATTTTGCCATCGCTGTCAGTACGGCCGAGCAAGCGCTTGCCGAAACGCATTTTGGGCTGCCCTGTCTCTGCATCCAGATATTCCGTTCCCGGGTGGGGTTTTCGTTTCTACTTACTCTCCGGCGCTTTGGGCGGATTAGGTGCCGGAACAGGTGAAGGCTCGTTATTGACGCCTGGGGAAAGTGGGATGTCGCGGCAGTCCAACGCGTACACCAAATCGCCCTTCGAAGTTTTTCCGATTGGCAAACACAAAACAGGACTACCAACCCTATCAATCGGCGGTGCTGGCGCAAGATTTGGAGTCTGCGCAAACGCTGGTGATGGGAGAAGCACGAACGTAAAGGATGCTTTTTTCATTTCAACCTCCCGATCAGCTCGGCGTTATCGGCGATGGCCTAAGCCTATCCCGAGATGCAATGCCTTCTGTCGAAGGGCTCCGACCGAGCGCTTAGTGAGCTTTGCTATTTTGACTACAGGCGTCCGCGCCTTTGAATGATCCTTAATTTCCTTTAGATCAGCTTTCGTCCATTCGCGGCGTTTGCGAGTCCTCTTAGCTACTTTAGCTTTCTTCAAGTCTGTCGCTCCTACTGATGAAGGGCGGCTGTTAGCATGAATGCGGACAGTAAGTACATTAACAAGTAACACATGATCGGCAAAACGATTCTCCCGGCTCAAGGATCTGGCTAACCTACGAATCTCGCCGATCAAGGCTTCGGGGCTCGAAGGCACGGAGGCCGTATGACGCTGCATAGTTCTAGATCTTGGCCCCGACGCAGTAGCTATTCCGGATTTAGTCCGAGCATCTCAAACTGCCGGCGCCATTCAGTCGGCGGGTCGCGCAGCCACTCAATGCCTATACCGCGGGGCAGGCGACCTTCCAGGATTTGCGGGGTTTTGGCTGACGGCGTTAGACGCAGCGGCCCAGTAGCCGAGAGCTGCAACGATGCCTAAGAGATGCGGCTGCGACAAGTATTTTTTTCTTCACGATATTCCTCCTCCGCGACGAAGCACTGAACAAACTCGCCGAGACGAAAATGAAGGCCGGCTCGACGGCCGGCCTTCAATGAATTGGTGGGTCAGTATCTCGCGACGACCGGACCGCCGAATTTGTAGTTCACCCGCACCGTAACCATGTCGATGTTCTGGCTGATCGTATTGGCGGCGGTGGCACAGATTGCGCTGCAAGAGAACGAGTTGTTCGCGTTACCCATCATCAAATGGTCGTATTCGATGCCGGCTGACCAGTTCGGCGTGAAGAGATATTCAAAACCAACGCCCACGGAGGCGCCCAACCTGTTCGACGACGCATTTACAATTCCAACACCGCCGGCACTTACTACCGAGAAATTGTTGTTTGCCCACGCACCGCCGCCCTTCAAATAAAGCAAGGCCGCGTTCCAGGCGTAGCCGATCTGACCCGTAAAGAGGCCGACTCTGGTGACCTTGGAAAAATCGGTGGCGCCAGGGAAGGCAATGCTCGGGATAGAGGCGCGCAAGTTCGCCCAATCACCCTGGACTTCCACGCCCAATTCGGCGCCGGCACTGATAATCGTAATTTTGGAAATGAAGCACCAGTCTGGAAGGACGCCCGCTGCACCATCTAGCGCGAAAGAGACCGACCCGGAATTATCGGTGAAGGTGCGGATAGACTGATCGTACAGGAGCCGCCAGACCAAAAATCCAGGCTGCAACCCTAAGATGGCGCCAGTCACTATTGCCAAGCCGACGCCGGGACCCCTGGAGGCGCCATCGCCTCGTCGGCACACCTATGATTTCTTTGATCCGTTTGCGCGCGACGTTGGCCTGGTTGCTATCAGGCCAATCCTTCAGAAAGGTCTTGAACGTTTCCACGTTGCCGGCCGCGCTGGCCGATGCCTCCGCTCGCGCCTCTGGCGCTGCTCGGCTTCGCGTGCTGCGGCAGCCAGACGTTCCAACTCTGCCAGCTGCGACTTCGTCTCTCCGGCATGTACGCCATTCGGGAACTCTTCAAGGAAGCCGAAGAAGCTCAACCTCGCACCCACGACGCGTGTTGGCCAGCGCGGCGCAGCTTGACCTGACGCCGGCCGACCCAATGAGCGGCCGTTGGCAGCTTACCGCGTCTGGTTAACCCGCCCAGTCCTCAATGCAGGGTACGAAACGCCGCGATGCGCTTGCGCCGATTTGGCATTCCAGCGAGTCAATCGGAATCTACCCGTGTGAATCCAGCACCGAGCAGTGGCCGTGCTTCCTGCTCACTTACTTGGATGATCCGGTCGTTAGGGACCAAGATTTCACGGCCGCTGATCGTGACGACGTGTGAGGTGCCGGGAGGAACAAGCAATCGGACCAATCCACCCTGCTGGTCCATCATATCCATGAAAAGCTTTCTATAGTACCTCAAGGCGTTGGGCTCGGGTGTTTTCAGCCAACCTAGCGCCTGGGAGGTGGAATCGACTTGATCGTCGTGCTTGCCTCGGGGAAACGTGGTGAGCTCGTGCATGTAGTCGGCCAGCCAGTGCGCGTCCTGCGGCAGATAGACCAGGCCGTTCTCGATCGATGCTGTCTGCGCGTGCATGCGCATTATTTTGTCACGCTCCGACTTGACCCTTTGCACGTTGTGCACCTCTTCTTCGACTAGTTCTTGGATCAATTGGGTCCCCGAGGCCTTATCTTCAATTAGGATGATATCCGGGCGGTGCATCTCCCATTGACGGCGGACAGCGCGCTTGAGGTCCGGGTAGGTCATTCGTTCACGCAATACATGAAGAAGATACATGCGGTTGTTCTTGGTCCCCCAGGTAGTACAGACCGAGTAATCGGCAAGCTCAGTGGACTTGTTAGCCGTATCCCAGGACTGAATGATCTGATCGAACGATTGCGGAACATCACGGTCCGAATAGCGCTTGAACCATTCCTGTTTGACCATGCCGCCGCCGAGCGGAGCGGGCGACTGCTGGTACTGTCCTGCGAAATTGTACTCGCCCATCGACTTTCGCAGGTTGTCCAGAACGTCACGCGGCTCGCGTTCGGGGTGCAGGATGTCACCGATTCGGCGTTGATGATGGAATCGGCCGTATATGGTCTGGAATTCGTAGGTTTCTTCGCTTTCGGCGATCGCAGGGAAGCTTACAACGTCCCATTCTTCTTGGCGCAGAACATGGCCTGCCAAGTCGTCTTCGTGCAATCGCTGCATGATGATTACGATGCGGCCATCCCGCTTGCTGTTGAGACGGCTGCACAGTGAATTGTCGAACCACTGGTTCACAGCGTTGCGGGCGGCGTCAGAGATGGCCTCATCAGGTTTAAGGGGATCGTCGATGATAATGATGTCGGCTCCGCGACCGGTCAGCACGCCGCCAACCGAGGTTGCCATGCGGAAACCACCCTGTTCGGTGGCAAAGTCATGGAGGGCGCTCTGACGCAGCCGCGTTACAAAGATATTGCGGTAAAACGGCGACATCATGATAGATCGGCAGTCCCTCGCGTGTTTATCCGCGAGGTCCTGCCCATATGAGGCGCAGATAATCTGCGCAGTCGGGTCGTGCCCCAGAATGTAGGCCGGAAGACAAACTGAACCGCCGATCGACTTCAGGTAGCGGGGAGGGATGGTGATGATCAGCCGCTTAATCTCGCCGAGTCGGACGGCATCGAGCTTTTGGCAAATCACCTCTAAATGCCAGTTCGGCAGGAACGCCAAGCTTGGGTGGAGTTCGAGCGTCGACCTATGAACAAAGGCATAAAAATCCGAACGGAGAATCGCCCGGTACTCGCGAGGAGATATATCAGTCATACATGGTCCCCTTGTTGACGGATCCTGCGGATCACCTGGGCAATAACCGTATGATCGGCTTCCCCGAGTTCCTCCTGCGCATTCGTCGTCGGTTCGGTCGCCTCCGCCTTCTTAAGCTCCGTCAGCATCATCTTGAGGAACGACGGCTGCCCCTGGGCGGCTTTGTTCACCAGCTGGGCCAAAGCGACATCGAGCTTGTCGACCTTGCGCTTTCGACCACCGTCATGCACCACGACCTTTTCCGCGGCAGCCTTCTTTAGGCGGTCGGGCAGGTTCTTGTTCTTGGAGCCCCTGGGACGACCGCGGGGATTCCCGGATTTGCCGGGCTGAAACTTAGCCATGGGACGCCCTCCGGTCATGAACCAGCTCATCGAACGATCTTCCGGTCTCTTCGTGGACGGCGTCCGCCCCCGCGAAGCTCTGCCACCTTTTGACGATCAGGTCGGCGAAAACCGGCTCGATCTCCATGCCGTAGCACCTGCGGCCTACCTTTTCGGCTGCGACCAGTGTGCTGCCCGACCCCAGGAATGGATCCAGGACCAGATCACCACGTGCCGTGCAATCCATTATCGCATCCGCCAGCATAGCGACCGGTTTGACGGTGGGGTGCAGCCTCAAGAGATGGAAGTCCTCACCGGCATTGCGCCCGAAGCGATTGGCGGCGGGGTAGCTCCAGATGTTGCTTCGATTGCGGCCGTGACGACCCAGCTCAACATTGTTGCGATGACGGCCGCGTCCGTTCTTGAACACTAAGACCAGCTCGTGCTGACTTCTGTATAAGCTGCCCATGCCGGCCACATGCTTCGACCAAACGCACAAATTCTTGTATTCGGTGAAGCTACTGGAGCAGGCGGCCAACGCCTCGGGTAGATGGCGCCAGTCCACGAAGACATAAACCAGGGCCCCGCCTTTTGAGTGCCGCGCAATATGCCGGCTCGCATTCGTCAGGAACCCCTCAAACTCCTCCGAGGTCATTTCGCCGGACGCCATGGCGAACTCGCGGTGAGTGTCCTTACCAAGCCCTGAAACGAACCCATCGACGGGTACGTTGAACGGGGGTCGGTGATCGTGGCGGCCGCAAGCTCTCCGGCCATCAGGTTCTTAAAGGCGTCCGTTTCGAGGGCGCTGCCGCACAGCAATCGGTGCCTGCCAAGAAGCCACAAGTCCCCGAGACGGCTGATCGGCTCTCCGGGCTCGCCGTCCGGCAGACGGTCAGCGACGTCGGCTTCCTGCGACTTGATCTCGAGCCCTTCGATGCGGACATCGATCTCGGCGAGTTCGAACCCGGTGGACTCGATGTCGAAGTCGAGTCCCAGATTTGATAGCGATTTTAGCTCGACGGCTAGGAGCTGGTCGTTCCAGCCCGATTCATCGTGAAGCCGGTTGTCGGCGAGAGCAAATGCGCGCAACTGCTCGGGAGACAAATGGCTGACGCAGATCGCGGGGATCTCCGCCACGCCGAGGTGTCGCGCAGCTTCGAGCCGCCCGTGGCCGGCGACAACCATATTCTTAGGATCGACCACGACCGGCGTGATGAAGCCGTGCGCGCCGATCGACTTTGCCAACTTGCGAATCTGGGCGGGGGAGTGGGTCCGGGCGTTGCCCGGATTCAATTTGAACTGGTCGATCGCCAGATACGTGATCTGGTGGCGGATCTTCGCAACGCTGACGCGCTGCGAACCGCTATCCGGTGGAATATTCATGTTGCCTGTCCTCAAAAAAAGAGATCAGGCACCATGCGAAATTTCGCTGGGGGAGATCGAGTTCACAACTTAAAGAAAAAAATGAACCCAGCTACTTAAGCATAATGGATAGACACCAGTTTCTTGGCGCTTATCTTTAACTTATTGGTTTTTATGACGGTTTCGAATTCTCTTGCGTATCTTAGGACGTCAAATATGAATTCAACATCGGCGATCAGGTTCCCGTAAGACGTCCGCTCCTCTCCGGCTCGTTCCCGATCATTGATCGCCACGGCAACCGCAGCTGCAAGGTGAATTACTGGCAAGGTGGGTCTCCAGACCCTGTCCTTGAAATTCTCGGGGATGGACTGCTTTGCCTCCCCCATCACGAATTCGGCGAGTTGGTTTATGGAGAGCCG